CGCACCACTCCGCACCACAAAACCGCGAAAAACGAAGTAATGTAAAGCCCTTCCGGCCCAATCCGCACTGATATTTATCGGGTAATGGCGGAGAAGGTGTCTGTCACATGAATTAACTTACAATATTGTTTTTATTGCGTTTTCAAAAGCGCCCAATGCACTCATACCCCGGAATATACCCCACCCTTCCGACAACAACCAATCGAAATCGGGCACAAAAAAAAGCCCCCGGATCACTCCAGGGGCCATCAAATCACTACCAAGGCACCAAATCAATCAAACAATCCACCACCGCTGCGGCCGTCACTTATCAGCAACTCGGCCGCCTTCCCTTGTGCGCCGCCATTGACCGAATAGCTGGTCTCAACCGCCTCAATACGAAAAGCCGCGAAGATTTCTCTCACCTCGGGCACATCGTTTAACGAGAGCAGGAACCGCCCCTTGATGCCCGCCAGCAGCGCGGCCAGGCGTTCAAAGTCCGCCGGCGCAAACACGCCATCGCCATAATCAGTCTCGCAGCCCCAATATGGCGGGTCGAGGTAAAACAGCGTTTCCAGCCGGTCATAGGTCTCAATCAGCCGGCCGAACGGCAAGCACTCGATCACCACGCCGGCCAGGCGTTCATGCACATCCTCCAGGATGGCGCCCAGCTTCGTTACGTCGAACCGGCCGCCGTCGGCCGTGCTGGTGCCAAAATTCCGGCCGGCCACCTTCCCGCCGAACGCCGTTAGCTGCAGGTACAAAAACCGCACCGCCCGCTCGAGGTCTGTCAGAGTATCCGGATTCGCAGCCTTCAGCCGCTCAAACTCGGCCCGGCTGGTCACCTGCCAGCGCAGCATGTCCATCAGCGGCACATAATGCCGCTGTAGCACCCGGAACAGCGTTGCCACGTCCCGGCTGATATCGTTCACCACCTCCGCCTGGGCACGGAACGGGCGGCGTAGGAAAACGCCGCCCATGCCCACGAAAGGCTCCACGTAGCAGGTGTGAGAGATGGTGGAGATCCGCTGGATAATTCGCGCCGCCAGGCGGCGCTTGCCGCCCAGATACGGCGCAACCGGTTCCACCGGCGTAACAGATATTGACTCCATGTCGATTGTCCGGTCATTCTGCACCCGCCTCCGGCCGGAGGTGCGGGGCGGTTAATACCGTGCGCGGACAACTTCGCGCGGCTTTGGCTGCTCGCAACAGCCAGGCCCCCGCGCTACGGGGGCAGTCTCGTCACACCGGCGCCGGTGCCTCGTTCACGCCTGCCAGCTGGAAGGCCAAGGCCAGAAAAGAATTCACCCGGTCAAGCCAGCCTTTGCCGTAGATCGAAAACTGCGCAAGGGTGCGGTAATGCGCTGCCTGGGCGTTGCCAATCGCCTGCAGCGCGGTTTTGGTGCCCACATAGCCGGTATAGGTCGCCAGCGCCGCCAGCGTGCGCGGGCCGATCACGCCATCCTGCTTCACGGCAACCAGTGCCTGCAATTCCGTCGCCGCCACGGCGCCGGCATTCACCTCGAAATGCATCAGCAGCGCATCCACGCCGGCCGGCAAAAAATCCCCGTCCACCATATTCCAGTATCGCTGGCGGTAAAGCGGGTCTGTATCAGCCTGCGTTAACCCCTGCATCATCTTGGCGCTTACCAGGGACAGCGGAATCCCCTTCCACGCCGCCCATTCCCGCGCCGTCACGCCCAGGTTCGTCATGCCGCCAGGGTCTCGCGGATCGTTAGAAAAACCACCCTCCGCCGCATAAAGATGCGGCATCACCAGTCCAAAATCCTGCTGCATATCTATTTTCCAAAAAGGAGCTTGACGACTTCGATCAATGCGCCGCCCGAAATCGCGGCCAACATGATCTGAAAAAAATTCCCGCGCGCTGCCTCCCGCTGCGATTTTGCCCCATTTGCCGTGGCCGTTTGCAAAATCAGCTGATCAAGCTTCGATCCATTCAATGAGCTTAGCGTTTTAACTTCCGCAAGATCGTTCTTTTGGTCCGCAAATGAATTGACATTCTGCTGGTGCCGCTGCTCATCCAAAACATCCTTCGCGGCGCGCCACAACTCCAGCCTTGTCAACCGGGCGTTCATGTCGCGAACATCATGTTCATCAGCCATTTCGTCTCCAACCAGAAAAGCGCCCCGGCTTGCGCCGGGGCCAGGTGGTTATTTCTCGACGCCGATCAGCTCCAGGAAGTCATGGAATAGCAGCGCCATGCCGGAAAGCTTCGCCGCGATCACAGGATTGTTCTGCACGGCCGGCGTGGCCGCCAGCGCGGAAAGCCCAACCGCGACATCGGACGCCGCGGTATGATGGTCCAGGTTCGCTTCCACCGCATTGGCCACGTTCTCGGCGGCATCCAAACCCGCAATCGCGGGTGCGGCTGCGGGCAGGGCAGCGGCAACAATCGGCGCAAGGCCATTGATAACACCCTCCACGGTCTGTGTGGTACTCTGCAAAGTGCTCGACATTTCATGCTCCTTTTCAAAACGCGGGTCCGCCGCGCACGGTTAGGTTTTTTCCGCAACCACCTGCTGGGGCGGCGGCGGATCGCTGGGCACCGCCGGCAGAATTTTCAGGGCGATGAGGTAGTGAAACAACATCGTCAGCAAGCTCGCGAACGCGAGAGCTACGGTATCCGGAATTTGAATCCCGCGCAGCGAAAGAACCCAAACCACAATCACGGTAAACAGCCCTGCCCCGCCAGCGGCGCCCTGGCCGCTACCAAGCGTCGTGTTCATGCGTAAATCTCCAAAATTTTGAATTTTAAGCAATCTGAATCGCTGCCAGGGTAGTAGGATAGGCGCTTCCCGCCGGCACACTATTCATCGACCCTGACGAAACAAAGCACGTCATCTGAATCGTGTGGGTGGCATTATCGCCGGGGATAACCACGATTGTATTATTCGGCGCGGCGGTGTAGCTGCCGGCGTTGGACCCATAAGCCACCCCAGCCAAAGTAGTCCCATCGATCAGGAACTGGTTATTACAGCCTTGCGTGCCGCTTAACAGCATGTTCGATATCAGCAAAAAGGTACGCGCATTTGCGGATGCCGGCAGAGTGATTTTACAATTTGCAACCGTGATATTAGAGCCTGACGAAAATGTCTGCGGCGTGATTGTCGAGGCAGAATAATTTTGCAAGCCGCTGCCGCCACCAGAACCGCTGGCGCTTATCGTGCCGAACCCGCCACTGCTCCCGGTGATCGAAACATTTGCTCCTGCCACCAGGCCGAGCATATTGCTGAAAGTCGTTGCGCCATTGATGAACTCAAGCGTCGTTCCACTCAGACTCAGCGTGTTGCCAAGTGTGCTGGCAATCGTCGACGCATTTAAACCGCGTCCAATACCGATATCGACGATCATCCCCAGATCGACCGTGCCGAACTGAGCCCGCAGGCCAGGCCAATCCAACGCCGGGCCGCTTAATGAGAGATGCGGCCCAATCGTCACCGTCGACCCGCCGGTTACCGTCCCCTGCACCAGCGCCGTGCCGCCACTCAGTCCTGTCGGCGTAGCAGTCACCGGCCCATCCGGGCTGCTGGCGCCCGCCTCGTTGAAGGCCTGCACCCAAAAATAATACAGCGTTCCGGCCGTCAGGCCCGTCACCAGCTGGCCGGTGCCGCTGGTGGTCACCGGATACACCGTCGCGGCGCCAAAACTGCTGCTGGTCCCGTAGGACACTTGATAGCCCTGTGTCGTCAGGCTGCTGCTGGGGCTCCAGTCCACCATCGCCCCACCAGCCACGCCGTTGGCCGCAATGCCGCTGGGCGCGGCCGGCACGCTGTTCACTAGGCTGCCGCTGCCGGTGGCCGCACTCGTCACCCATGCGCCCACAGCCTGCCCATTCTGGCTCACCGCCCGCACTTGCACCTTATAGCTTGTGGCGGCCAACGCCGGCGCCAGCACGGTCTGCAGGGTTGCTGCCCCCACGCTGCCGCCATGCGTCCAGGTGGTGCCCCCGTCAGTGCTCCACTGGTAATCATAACTGCCAAGGTTTGGCCCGGCGCTGGCCGTCCACGCGGCCGTCAGGGAAAGGATCGTCGTGCCATCGCTTTGCGTCACGGCGCTGGGCGTAATGGTCGGCGTCCCCGGCGCGCCGATTGTGAACGCCGTTCCCACCGACGTGTAGGTGTATACGGCAACGTCGGCGATATCCTGGCCGGCATTCCCAAAATTATTGAACGAGACGAACTTAAAATAAAGCGTCTGCCCAACATAGGCTTCCGGCAGATCGTATTTAAAAATAAAATTCGGGTCGAGCCGGGTGAACATCGCGCCGGCGGCATGCGCCGCCACAGCGGTGCCATATTGCCCGCGCCGCAGATACGTCAGGTCGAAGGAATAGCTGTTCAGCGCGCCTTGCGCCACCGCGCCATAGGCCATGACCTCGCTATCCACCAGCACCAACGTGCGCAGCGCGTCAGCATCAGCATGACTCGCGGTGGCCGGCAGAATCCCAACACTCTCTGTCAGGTCGACATACAGCGTATCCGTGGTGTCCGGGTCCGCGCTGCTTGGCAAGCTGGTGATCAGCGTGCCTTGCAGCAGCCCGCCAAGCACGGTCCCGATATCGGAATAGGTGGTGCCATCGAACGAGATATAAACATTCGCCCCGCCCCAGTTGGCGCCGCCGGACGCGCCCACCCACACCTGCGCGACGCCGCCGGTCTGCGCCGCACTCGGCTCAAAAATCGCCGGCGGATTCACATCGCCTGGCGGCACCAAGCCGTTGAACGTCGGGCCAGCGCTGGATGCCTGGGTGGTATAGACGGATGCAGTGCCCACCCCATAAGGAAATTCTTCCGCAGTCACGGTCAAAATCCGGTCCGTCCCGCTTTTCACAGCGGTAATCCGCACCGGAAAATTCACCAGGCCAATATTCGGCTCAGTGATCGAATAAATATCGCCCGGCTCCATGAAAATAAACCGGCGCGGCAGCTTGAACGTATAGCTTTTTGTGATGTAGGCGGCGCGCTGGCCAATTAGCACGGCGCACGTCTGACCAATGCTTTGCAAACATATCTCACGGGCCGAAATTACGTTGGACTGCAGAGGCCCATATTGGTCAATCGAGGTCTGGTCGTACCAATGAATCGGCGTGTTATTGTACGCGTTCAGCCGGTCATTGATATCAATCTCGACCTGGTTGAATCCATCCGCCGGGTCAATAATATCCACCTCGACCGGGTTTTCACCCTGCGTGACGATAAAGTCATCATAACCCAGGTTGTAAATCGGCGTCAGTTCCGGCGTGTAAGTGGCGCCATTCGCCGTGATGGCCGAATCCCCCAGCGGCACGAATTGCAACTGGTCGCCGGACCAAAAAATCCAGCTATTCGTCAGTTGCGCCCACCGCTGAATCGTCTGGGTCACTTGCTCCGGCTGGTCACATGGCGGGGACATAAAAATGCCCTGGGCCTGGCAATAGGTTTTGTAATTTGCGAGGTTCCCCGCCAGCTTCGCGGTCGTCAGCCCAATCGAATATTGCGGATTGGTCAGATAGTCTTTGATGATATCCGCGGGGTTGGCGTCCGGCAGCCCGGTGCCCGTGCTGTTATACAGCACCCCCATCACCTCAAGATTATGGGATGGCAAATCCGGGGAAGAGCCAAGCTGGTATGCGCCGCTCGCCACATAGGCCGTCCGCGCGTAGGCCAACGCCTGCGTCGGGTGCCGGGACGTCAAATAGCTCCAAGGCGCTTGGCTCGCAGTCCCGTAAAACAGCGTCAGGTCAAGCAGCGCCAGGTTGGTTATGTCCGTGCCGGCCCATACCTGGTTGATGCCGTAAATCGGCCCTTCGCAAATCCCAAGCACCACAGCGCAGGAATAATAATAGCTGCTGCCGCCCTTGCCGAGCGAGCCACCCTTGCCGGACTGCTTGTTCGTGCGGGATGTGAAATCCCCATACCAAAGCAGATTATCGCCCAGGCGGTTCATCCCGTATAAAATCGGAATAACAAGGCCCTGCGCGGAGGTTTGCAGATTAATATCGGTATAGCGTGGGGTTTTCTGCCCGCCACCACCGCCCAGAAAATTTGCCATCTACGCGGCGTCCATCAGCCGCAACCGCTGCCAAACGGAGAAAAATTTTCGTGGCCGCGCGCCGCCGGTTCCAATCTTCGCCAACTGCACCTCAAACAAATCGCCATAAGTGCAGAATTTCCAGGCAGCGTTAGAATGCACGCACCTGGAATCGGAAACCATGATGCCGCCATGCGAGAAACAGCGGCCGAACTGAAACAGCACGATATCACCAGGTCGCGGCGTCTCCACTTCCCGCGCCACGGTTTCAACCCAACGCAAATACCGCTCCTCCGGATTGTGCAGATGCCATTCCGGGGGATACGGCCGCGGGTCGAACGGCATAAACACGCCCGCATCCATCCAGCAGCGCACCAGCAGCATGCCGCAATCCACGCCAACGCCTTTGGTCGCGCCCAATTGCCGGTACGGCGTACCCACCCACGTTTCAGCTTCACGCACCACCGCCGCGCGCTGCGCGGCCTCGATGGCATCCGTCATCGGCAACGTCCCAGGCGTGGGCGTCGGCAAGTACGGCGGCGGCGAATCCATCAGGTCGCGGTTTCGGCCGGCGGAATAAAGTCGAACCCGCGCCTGTTTTGTAAGTTATTGAACACGCCGCTGCAGGTCACGCTGCGCTTGTCGCAGCCATAGGTCGCCGTGAAAGTGTCGCCGATCGCCGGCACAGCATCCAGCGGATACACGAGGCCAATGCCAGCGGAATTCGCGGCCTGGATCGTGCGTGCTTGTCCGGCGCCTGCGCCGCTGGTGATCGTCAGCGTACCCTGAACGAACCGAATGGGCGATCCCGGGGCCGTGCCCCACGGCACATAAACCTTGTTCACGCCGCCGGCGCCTACCGCATTGGTATCGGTGAACGCCGCGCGGGAAGCACCGCAATTCACATCGAACAGCGTATGGATGCAGCCAAGCGAATATTTATTTTTCGGCATATATTGCTGCATCAGGACATTATCACCCTTCACCGTCAGCTTCACGCCAGTCGCGGTAATCGTCGCGGGCCCAGCCCGTCCGGCAAACACCAGGCAACTGCCTAGCGAAACATCGCCATAGGTCGGCATCAGAATTTCCGAAATCGTGATGTAGGCGCCGGTCAAAAGCCCTTGATGAACCAGCGTCTTAAAATTTTGCCCGCCCTGCCAATCAGTCCCGTCGGAATAAAACTGGATATCGCAAGTCGGCACGTCGATCGTGTTGACGACGCTCCATTCCCCAACATCCACGGCTGGCACGCCGTTCGGGCCAGCGCCCGTCGCCTGGTAGACGTTGCCGCCATAGGTGATCGGTTGGTCGAGCGTGGTCAGGTAAATCGTGCCCCCGGCCGCCAGATCGATTGTGATTAGGCTGGCATCGATGCACGGCTGCCCAGACAGCGCGAAGCTGATAAAGGCCGAAGATACAGCGCGCATGCGTCAGACCCGCACGGACCGCAGCGTGACTTTCTTCAAACCCCAAATCCGATACATCATCTTTTCAAAATCATAGCTGTCATCCTTGAAGCGCACGCCGTAATAAAACGAAAAATCGGCGGTGATGGCGGCGCCGGATGCCGGTGCCGTGGTGAACTTTACCACCTGCGCGTAAAGCGTGGCGTTCAGGATCGTGTAGGTGGTTGGGCTTTGCAGCGTACCGTTGACATAAATGTTCAGCGTCTGGCTCTGGTTGACATACCCCACCGGCTCGGTGGTGCTGCCATCGCCACCACCAAATGCCCGCACGAAGGTAAAATTTGTGGTGGTGCCGTCACCCGTTCCCAGCATCTGCCCCGTCACGGCGCAATCATCCGGATCTGTGAACAGAAAGGAATATAACCCGCCGGCGACCGAATTATAGAACCCCATCAGCGTTTTCAAATCGCTGTTATAGGTGCTGTTGATTCCCTGCGCGGAATCGCTCAGCACATCATAGGTCAGGTCCCATTCATAAATCGGATACGTCTGCATCCCCGCGCGCGCTTCCCGCCCGCTCGCCGCGGTGCCAACGCTCGTATTCCAAATCGGGCGCTTCACGGCCGAATAGCCAAGGCCAATCAGCGTGGGATAAATCTGCGGCATCGGAACCTGATAATTGGAGAGGAGGAGTTCGACAGCCACCTGGCTGACCCGCACGAAACCGAGCGTACCAAACAGGCCTTCCGCCACCACTTGGCTCGCGCGCACATACCCAAGCGTGCTGACCAATGCTTCCGCGACCACTTGGCTGGCACGCACGAACCCGAGCGTGCAGATAAGTCCCTCGACGGCAATCTGCGATGCACGCACCACATCGCCACCGCCCGCCAACAACGCCTCGGCGACAATCTGGCTGGCGCGTGCATTATTGCTACCTGACACACTACGTCACCACCACGTATCCGGCGACCAGCGCGTTGACATCCGCCGCGGTCCAGCTGGCGGACGTATGCGGGTTAATCGGCCAAAGCGTGGTGATGTATAAATAAGTCACGTCTACCGAAACAGCCGTCCCCACATAATAGCTGCCACCAATATAAAGCACCGGGGCCACTGTTCGCGCGCCCGCATCTTCCTTACGCAGCGCGATTTTCATTTGCAGGCCAAGCACCTGATTGACGTCGATATCGAGCGCGCCAAAATTGAACAAGTCTCTCGCGCCTGCGGTTGCGGTAAAATTATAGCTGGCGTCCCCGTCCATCGCTGTCTCGGACACTTCTTGCCAATTTGCATTGGCTAGTGGTGTCCATCCCACTGAACTATCGGAAATCGGAAATAAGGCGGAACTACGAACGTCGCCGAGAAAGGAATTATTCGGGTAGCTGCCAGGCCCTGTCGTGCCATCGGCAAAATAAACGTCATCAAATTGCCAATTTGTTGGGCTTATTTGTGACCAACTTACGCCTGAAACGCTTGCATTGCTTGATGCTTGGGTGTCGATCCCTGTTAAATCAGGAAAACTGGCAACACCTTGCCCATTGACACGTATGGCTGCGGCTCCGATCGAAATTGCCACTTTGATTTGCAATTCAATAAAGTAAAAACCTGTTTGGCTGATAGAATTTAGCGCGGTGGCGAGAACTGCGCCACTTGGGCCATTCAACTGGATCATGCCATTGAGCGGGTTAATAACCCAATAACATTGTACGGTATCAGTGATTTGGTCGATAAAACTACAATTCAGCGCCCCCGCCTGACCGTTGAAGTTGATCGCAAATCCGCATGTCAGTTGGCTAACAGGTAAACTAAGCCCGGCGGTGATTCCTCTGCATTGAAAATATTTTCCATAACCTGCCCGGCCAGGAGCCTGAAGATTCCCGTTCACATTGTACCATTGAAGAGCATCAAAATTTTGCTCCATATCGCTCGTTGAGTTGTAATTATCAAACCCATCGTACCTTATCAGCGCCACGAATCAGCCCCGTCCCGGTAGCCGCAACGTCCCGTTGCGGGTCAGGTCGATGATCGAATTCATCACCGCGTTGCCCGCCTTCTCCATCATACCGGCGTCAACACCAGCGCCGCCGCCATGAATATGCTGGTTCAGGTTTAAATTGACGTTGCTTTGCGAACTGTTGTCCGTGCTGGAATTGCTCAGCCAGCTTTGCAGCGGCTGAGCGATATGCGCCGGCAGCACAGTTTCGTTTTCGTGCAGTTGCACCAGCGGGTTTTCGCCAGGACCAATCGCCAGTCCGCCGGCGGCTGAAAGCACGTCATACGCCATCACCGCGGCGTAAGCCGTGGTTGCCGCGATCGGCGCCAGAACTGGCCCGACATAGGGTATGCCCGCCACGGCCGCATATGCGCCGGACGCGGCTTTCATGGCATTCCCATTGATCTGCGCGGTGCCGAGCGCGATATCCTCGGCCCGCCCCGCCGCATCGGCCGATGTCTTCGCCGCCATGCGCGCCGTGTTGCCGGCCACCGTCGCGGTTGTAAGCCCAACCTCAGTGGCCACGCCGCGCGCCAGAATCATCGCCTCACTTGCAACGAAAGCCGTCAGCTTCTTCGCCTCGGCATCGATATACGCCAGGGCGATGCTTTCAGCCGCCTTCACCTCGGCCTGCTGCAGCGTCTGCGTGCCCTGCAGCACACCATTGATGGACGTGTCGAAAGCCTGAGCAATCGGCTGGAACGCACGTTGCCAGGCCTGCTGCGTGGCCTCCGCTGCGGCCTCCTGCTGCTCTTGCAGCTTCTTGGCGTCGTCAACCTGCTGACTCACCAACTGGCTGTTCAGGCTGGCAATCTCGGCATTGTGGCTGGCCGTCAGCACCGTGATATCATCCAGCGCCTTGGCCTTCGCGGCCGTGCCGGCGGTATCGAGCGCGGCCTCTTTCTGCGCTGTCGAAAGCTCTACCTGATACATTTGGTTTTGCGCGGAAATTTCCGCTTGCACCTCCTGTACCTTCGTCATCTGGCCAGTGGAGACCTCGGCATCCCAGGTCGAGACTTTCACCTGATACTCGCTGGCGGAAATCTGCTTTCGCGCCTCGGCCGCCGCTTGGGCAATCTGCGTTATCTGATCCTGCGCCGCCTGCGCCTTCGAGGCACCCCCATCACCTGCGCCACCAGCAGAATAATCGTACGTGTTCCCGCCAAGATTGCTGTTATCTTGTCCAGCAACGCCTTGTCGGTCGCCCAGCGAAACACCGCCGGAGAGGCTCGGCGCCTGAATTTTCGCTTCCGTCACCTCCGGTGCGGCGACTTTTCCCAAAAGCTGCGCGGAGGTACTGGCGAATAATTTCCCCTGCTCATCCATCTTGGTGAGCATGTTGGACCAGGAATTTCCGATATCAGTCGTGGCGACCTTCACCGCAGCATTTGCCAGTGCGAATTTGCCCTCCAAAGCCCATGCCAGGCCATCGGCAGCAAGGGCGACATCGCCGAAAACATTGCCGACAAAAGTCGCGGCATCGGCGATATCGGTTATCGCCGTGACGGTCAGCAGCGCCGCCTCAATCACCACCCGTAAACTCACATCAAGCACCTGCGCCGCGTCGGAGAGCACCCCGCCGCTTTGCGCTGAAATGACAAATTCTTGTTCCAGTGCGGCAAACGCAGGCAAAGACCCACCAACAATCTCGGTTCGTAAGCCGATCGCGGCAGCGCCAGCATCCTTCTGCGATTGAATGAACTTTTCCGAGGCATCAACCGTTTCAGTCGACATGGTAAGGCCCAGTGCCTGGGCCTTCGCTTCCAAATCCGCAAACTTGTCGCCAACCTCGTTCATGATGGGGATAAGTGCCGACCCGAATTTGGCTCCCAGCATATCGCCAGCCAACGTAGTCTTTGCACCAGAATCCTGGAACGAAGCCATTTTAGCGGTAATCTGTGTAAACACGTCCACGATCGGCAACATTTGGCCAGTGGCAGTATCTTGAATCGAAATTCCAGCCTTACTAAACGCCTGGGCCGCTACCGAACTGGGGTTAGCTATAGCCTCTTGCATTTTCATGCCGAGCTCGCGCAACCCCTTGCCGACCATATCAAAATCGGTATTTGTCTCCATCGCCGCGAGGCGCAAACCACCCAACTGCTGGATTGTGGCCCCAGTCTTTTGGCTCAACTGAGCGTAGCTTTCACCAAGCTCAGCCACCTTATTGACTTGTTCAGCCAGCGCCTCAACGCCAAAGCCAACCGCTACGAGTTCCCCAACTGAACTCGCCACGCCTGAATACACCGAAAGCTTAGCACTCAGCCCCTCGATACTTTCCCCGGTGAGTCGCACGCTCTCATGGAGCTTTCCGAATGCGGTCTCTACTTTTTGATTAGACCCGACCAGTTCCTGATTAGCGGCAATTTCAGCCTGCATTGATGCAACCGCCGCTCTATTGGCAGCCACGGTGGCCTTTTGTTGAATTTCCGCTTCGACTGAAGCTTGTAGTGCCGCCATAGCCGCAGACTTTTCTTCTTCACTTGCACTCACTGCAACTTTGGCGAGGCTCCGGGTGTTGGCCTCGATTTGCTTCAGAACAACACCAGCCACAGCGCCTTTCGTCTGCAGATCAGTGACGTCGGCTGTCATTTTGACTTGTAATGCGCTATCCGGCATTTTAAACCCTAAATTGTAACATGTTTATGGGAGTTGTTCGGTGCTGGTCATTTGCCTTTGGCTATTTTGCGGAATCATCTGCGCCGTGATGGCGTCGAACAAAAACCGGAACGTGCCGGGGTGGCTGTTCATCGGCTTCATCTTCGGTATTTTCGCCGTCATTCTACTGGCAGTCATGAAGTCACTGCCGGCGGATGCGTCCACCGCACCAGCGTCCACCGCACCAGCGATCACCGCACCAGTGAACGCCGTTCACATGGGCGAAACTAAAACCTGCCCGCAATGCGCGGAAACCATCAAGGCAGCAGCCATCAAATGCCGCTTCTGCGGCGCGGACCTCACCGCCGCTGCGCTGCCTTGAACCACGCTGCCAGCACAACTTGCGCCGGCGGATTGTCTTTCCAATGGTCGCACAGTGCCCTATAATGGTCCCAGCTCATCGCGTCGATCTGAGCCTCATCAAAACATAGTGCGGTCGTAATTGTGGCCCTTATCTTCGGCCAATCAAACTCACTTAAGGGGACTCCGCCGCCCCGGTAGATTCCCCCGGCGCGGCATCCTCCGGCACGTCCTGCGCATAATGCCCGACGATTTGACCGATCTTTTTTTGCGCCATGTGAAGGTCTTTCCAGCCTACTCCTTCCAATGAAAGGAATTGCTGGTAATCGCCGGAATATCCCCCACCCCGCACAATCTCGGTATGCACGAGCTGCGTTTGGCGCTCAAGCTCTTTTATGGTCTGCGCCGGCAGGTTGGCTTCCACAAGCTGCGGCACCAGCGTCATCACATCCTTAATCGTATAGGTCGCCAGCGGGTACTTTACCCCACCCAACGTCACGCTATGCTGTGCCATTAGTTCACATCCCCGCTGAAAGTAAACACCCGTCCCTGAAAATCCTGGCTGGCTGACCAGGAGCTTTCCGGAATCGTCCAGTCCTCGTTTTTGAAATCGAGGCTGAATTTATCGATCCCGGCATTCCACACGGTCAGTGAAAATCCGGTGCCCGGATAAGCTGGATTGTTGGTGCGGGAAGGATTGCTGGCCACGATCATGAACGTCGGCCGGAACCCCATCGGCTGGGCATAATAGGTGAAATTATTCCCGGTCGTCTTGGTGCACACATAACTCGGCAGCACAAACAGCCCAGCATCAGCTGCCGCAAAAGTGTAGACGCCAGCGTTAACCGCATATTGCCCCGTGGTGGGGGCGGACGCGACACATTTTAGCTGGATTCCCGTCGCCGCATAAATCACCCCTGCATCCTCAATAAACGTCGCGGCATTGGCAACAGTGATGGACGGCCCGAAGGTAATGGACGCACCGCTGGCCACGGTGCCCGTCACGGCCTGGCTCAACGTCACCGTGGTGCTGGTCAGGGACGCCACGGTGGTGCCGGCGGCAATATTGGTGCCGGAAACGCTCTGCCCCGCCACCACGCCGGTCGTGGCGGAAAATGTCAACGTGCTACCGGTCGCCGTCGCGGCGCTGGTGACCAGCGTGGTCGGCGTCGGAATCGCGGTGCCTGTCGGCGCACCTTCATTATCCGCCGTCACCGTGGACCCAGTGCTCATCGTCTGCCCGAACATCAGATTATTGACATCCAACAGCTTGAATTTCGCGGCCTTCAACGATCCGGAAATTTTCATCGCCCCGCTGGCAATCGCAACCGGCGCATCGGTACCGCCTTGCAGCGGCTTGCTGCTCTTATCGATATCGAACGAAAAATCCTGCGTCACACCCACCTGCACCGGCTGCGGCACGGCGACACCATTCTGGAACATGTAGATCTTGCTGGTGCCGTACAAAAGGGAATCGAGAGCCATCTCACAAAATCCTTGTTCTCAGGTTGAGGTTGAAAATGCCGCGATAATCGCGGCGACTAGATCCGGCGCGGCTTGCTCGACCTGGCGAAAAGCATCCGGCGACAATGTGCCCAGCCGCGCATTCCGCCAGCCCTGGTAAACCCGCCAGGCGTCCGCCTCGGCCGCGCTGGCGGTCAAAATCGGCGCCACCACTGCCACCGACGTTTCCTTCGCCAGCGCCTCTTCCACAGCTTCCGCAATGGCACTCGCCTCGGCAGACCGCACAGCCGCACCCTTCGCCGCGGCAGCGCCAGCGTCGTTCGTCTCGCTCATTTGTGTCTCCGAATTTTAGGAAATCGCGACAATCCGAATCGGCACCCGCGCCACGGCCTGGCGGGTGGACTGCGTGGCGCCATCATCGATATCGATTTTGCTATTCTGGATGTAGCAGCTTGAGACATAGCTCAGGCCAAGATTTTGGTAGTCCATGGAAGGCAGCGGTCTCAGCGCATCCTCAAGGTTGGTCACCAGCTCGGCAATCTTCCGGCCTGGCGCTTCCGTCAAATCGCTGGCTTTGTAGTAAATCCAGATCTCGAAATGCATCGTCACGGCCACCGCGGCCATCCGCCCTGGCCGGTCGCCATATTCATCGCCAAGCCAGCGCAGGAACAGCGCCGGCTGCGCCGGCACATCGGTCCACAACCGCAACCGCTGGTCCTTGGTCACAAAATCGCCTGAGCTCACCGCCAGGTCATACAGCGCGTCCATAATCTGCACGCGGTTCAAGCTCACAGCGCCGCGGCCTTATCCACCGCCTCATGCATAGCCGCCAAGGCATCGCCCTCAATGTCCCGCAGCGGCCCGCGCAGAAAATTCCGCTGCTGAATATTCAAGCGCCTGTCATGCGCTTTCACGATCACATTCATCGGCTCAACAATTTTCGCCCATAAATGGCCAAGCCGCGCATGATGCTGCCGCACCCGCGTGCTGCCATGCGCGCCATATTCCTCGGCCGCCGCTTTGGCCATCTCATTATGGGTATCGCCGCGCACTTCAACGATGCCGGTGATGCGGTCTGGATAATCCAGCACCCGCATCTCAATCTCGCTGGCCAGCTTTCCGGTCCGTTTCGGGGCAGCACCTTCAACCATGTCGCGCAGGCGCTCAGTCACCTGCGTGATCGCCGCTTTCAGGTTGGCATGCGCCTCGGCCGGAAACTCATCAAACCGCAGCGCAACCTTCCGGTCGGTAACAATCTCGATGCCAATTTCCATCAGCCCACCACCGGCACGCGATAGCTCTCCAGCAGGTCCTCAATGTCCGGCGGCAAATTGCCGCCCTTATTGTCATCAACCCAATACCGCGTGGTCCCCGCCGGCTGCGCTTGCTCCATGATCGAGGGATCACGCCCGCGATTCCAGAACATCTTTGTCACCATGCGGATGCAGGCATCCGTCAGGTCACCCGGCAACGTGGCGTAACCGGCCGTGTAGGTCACGGTCGTTGGCCAGGCATCCCAGTCCATTGCCGTGCCGGTGAATGGGTTCAGCCGCATCAACTGCCCGCTCTGCGGCTTCACGAGATAATCTTTGTTCGGCGTCAGCGTCTGCACGGACCCTGGCGCCGTCTGCACTGTCACGCCCGGCGCGAAATACACCAATGACCCGCTTGCAACAGCCGCCGCGATCGGCTGGCTCAAGGTCACGCTGGTCTGGCCCACGGCGGTAATCAGCGTGCCGTCAGGGATATTCGCCTGCACGGCCGCCATGCCAGCCACCAGGCCCGCCGTGCTGGCAAAATTCAATACATCGCCAGAAGCCGCTGCTGCATTTGTCGGCAGCGTCGCCACCAGCACCGGCCATTCGGAAAGCTGGATCATCCAGATGCTTCCCGGCACCTGGCCCGGATAATCGTCCCGCTGCGGAAAAACCTGGTCCTGCAGGGTCTGCACGCCGAACACCCGGTCGCAATGCTTCTGAATTGCCCAGGAAGCCTTGCTAATCTGGTCCGTCAAAAATATGTCCAGCAGCTGGTCGTTGCCGAACGTAATCACGCTGCCCGCCGGCACATCTCCGGTCACCGGCAAGCTCAGCGTCACGGTGGTTGGGGTAACTGCCGCCACCACCGTGCCGGTCTGAATGTTCGGTCCCGCCACGTTGGTGGGCGACCCATCGGTGGAGGATTTCAGCGCTATCCCGGCAGTCCCCAAAAACGGCAGCACCTGGCCGGACGGCACATCGGCGCTCGTCACATAATTGGTACCGCTGGGCACGCC